CTTAAACGAGTTCTACCCGCAAAGAAAACACCGTTAGCTGTTAATGTGACCGGTTTGACGTCACCTTTATAATTTGGCATTCAAAACCTTTATTTGTATTTTATAGGGACCCCGGAGAGTCCCCATAAAAGAATTTTAGTTAGTGTATGTTTCTTCACCAGGTTTAGCCGTAGCGTCATTAAATGTAAACACTATTACACCTGTAACGTTACCTGTGCCTGCTGTAGATCCAACACTTGCTACAACTGTAGTATTAGCTGTAAGACCAGCTGCAACTACTAAACTTCCTGTAAGTGCGTTAGTACCTTTTGCTCCAGAAACTAAATTTTGTGCAATTCCAGTTGAGTTAGCTGCAGATCCTAAATTAATAGTTGTTGTAGCTCCACCAGCTGAAGTAGATAATACCGCAAAACTAAGTGGTATAGCTCCTTGTGGTAATACAAATGGAGCGTTAGCGTTTACTGTTGCTCCAACAGATACCGCAGTTGCTGTTGTTGTTGATGCTAAGAAAGTAATAACTTCAGAAGCAACTAAAACTGCTGGTGTAACACCAGAACTTTTATCTTGTCCGCCGTAAGTTCTTACATATCCTTGAAATGTACTTTTTGTTCCCATGATCGTATCCTCCTAGATAATCCAATGTAGTCATTAGGCATGTCGACTATACGCGTCTACATCAGATGTTAATGTATAGTAAATAAAATATAACTTAATTTATTGAATAGTGCAAGAGATCCCTGCATCAAAAATGATGTTTTTTACCCTATTTTGTAACTAGTCTTTAACTAGCTACTGAAAAATCAGGAGCAGCTATCTCAACTTTAATCTGTCTGTAAGCAATTTCTTGTTCAGCCAGTTTAATTTGATTAATGATATTACGAATTTCTTCGTCTATCTTAACCATATCTAGAGAGTATCTACCCTCTTCGATGTGAGCCTGTTCCCAATCAAGTTCTAGAAGCTTCTTCTTTTTGTAAAGAGCTTGAACGTGATCCATCTACAACCTCCTCATAGGTTATCCAGCATTTAGACTTACTATAAGCCCTATCGCTGTCTTTAAATAATACCCCATTTTGTCCTATTTTGTCAAGGATAGCGTTTTCTATACTTTCTGCTGTATCTTCGGCATTAATATTAAAATCAGCTACATGTCCGTAAGCTCTAATTTTAACATTAAATAATTTTGTCATAATTTATTCTTTCTATATTAACATAACAAGGTGGCCGAAGCCACCTTGTTAATAAAGTCCTTACGCTCCTGGAGAACCGTAAATACCTCTAGGGTCAGACCAGCCGAAGCTGTATCTTTCTCTAGCTTTGTATCTTACGTTACCAGTGTCGAAATCACCTTCCATCGATGTTCTGATAGGAGATCTTTCAAAATACTTCATACCATTTGGTACATCTGTCTTGATAAAGAATGCATCAGAATCAGTTAAGAAGTGATTTACAGTGTATCCACCAGAAATCATTCCCATGTTTTTGATTGCATTGATATCGTTGTCAGTTGTTCCAACTCTACCAGCAGATTTCATCAATCTGTCAGCAGTGAACTGCAATTGCACAGGGATGATTAATTTCATTCCTTGAGCAGCAACTTTTAATCCACGTTCATCAGTAAAGTTCGCGATGTCAATCAACGACTGTTCTAATGAAGTTTCATTTAAGTCAGCAGCAGTAGTTAGTGTATTTTGAAACGTACCAGCGATAGTAGCGTGCGTAGTAGAGAATAACGGAGATCCGTCACCACCTGGATAAGTAGTGCTGAATCCATTGTTCAATACGTTAGCAGCTGTAACTTGCTTAGTATTCGCCATAGATCTAGCTAATGCTTTTGTATATCTAGACGCAAGTCTGTCATACAAGTTGTCCTCAATCGCTTCTTCAGTGATTGCGAACGCAAGAGCTATAGTGTTATGCGTATATCTAGCAGTAAAAGTCTCGTTAGCTTGGTCATAAGACACGCCAGAGCCTTCAGCTTTTATCGCAGCATTACCAAATCCTGATAACATAACTTCTTCTTCAAATGCTCTTTCAGAAGTTTCTTTATCGAAAATTTGTTCATGCTCGTTTTCGTAACGTTTATATTCAAGTCCAAACAGAGCGTTTAAACCTGGTTCTAGTTCTTTAACTAGTTGTGATCGTGATATAGCCATAGTTTATTACTCCTTTAGATTAGTTGTTGACCTTTGTTAATTCTAACAACAAAGTCTTCGCTAGCAACAGCCACTTCATTACCAATAAAGTTTGAAGGACCAATTACTAAACACTGACCAGTTGAAGAGTTAGAAGCTGCAAGATCTAGAGCAGTTGCAGAAATTCCATTTACAGAACTTCCTGCAGCATACTTAATATCAAATGCATTTCCAACAGCGCTTACACCTAGTGCAGTTCCTGTTGATTTAACAAGGTATACTTGATTTGGGTCATCTACCACAAATGCTTGAATGTTTCCTTGAGAAACATCAGTTTGTGAATAGAAATTTTGCCAAGTCGGTTTGTTTCTATTGTTAGGGCTTACTTCTATTAGACAGCCGTTAAACACGCCTAATACTTGACCAGTTGCAGACGATGTTACAGCAACAACAGTTCCTGTAGCAGTAAGAGCAGTTAAGTCACCTTGATAAATTGAAGTTGATTCATTATCAAGAATGAAAAATTGATCTTGTCCGCCGCTAGCGTAGCCACCACCAACTTTTCCTAGTGGTCTAAGACCAAAGGCTTTTGTTGAGTTTGCCATATTTATTTACTCCTTAAGTTTATATTTAAACTTTGTTGGGTAGGAATTACTAAATAATTAGTTTTTCTTTGTACCACCAAAAGTTACACGAGTTTGCCTCTCATTACTGATTGGCATACTTGGATGCTGTTCCTTCAGAGGATCGTTTGCAATAGCTTCTTCTCGTTCCTGAGTTCTTTTTGCAAAGTACTCTTCGCGAGATTTTGCGATCTCTTCTGGTACCCTAGCCAGCAATAGGCCACCTACTCCAATCACTCCTGCGTATTTACCGTCTTTAACTGAAGGATAACTCTGTTCTGGATATTCATCAGCTCTCACTAATTCATATCCTGATCTCATTCTGCCTGTGATATTTTTAGTATCATCAAAGCCTAATGATTCAGCTCTTATCCATCTGTGTCTAAAACCGTCTGGCGCAGTTGGTGCATCTAGAGAAGATGGTGGAGTCCAAACTTTAGGTCTATCATTTTTAACCCTAGTTTCGCTCGCACGGGAAGTCTTAATTGTTTTGTTTTCGTTTACCATATGCCTATACCTCCTTCGTGATATTTAGTTGTTTCGCATATTCTTCAAGTGGCACACCTAATTTTTTAGCAATAGCTACCTGTGAAGGTGTGAGTCTTACAGTTTTGCGTCCAGGTTTAGTACTTCGCTTCGATGAAGCTACTGTTTGTACCGGTCTGGCCGATTCCGTAGGATTGTTTGTACCAAATTTGTGCGGAAATTCAAGTCTTATTCTTTTATCAATTTCTGCATAATATTCGTCAGATTTGGGGTCATAACCCTCCTCATCTACAATTTGTCTATGGATATCAAACGCTGTGTAAGTCATAGCTTTATCAGTTCCAAACCATCTATTATTTGCTGCCCATGATTCAGCTTTGCCGTCTGTAGGTATATTTTCTGGTACCGCAGATGCTTGCTGTTGCATAACAGGAATATCTTTGATTTGTGACTGTTCTTTAGGTAACAAAGCAGCCTGTGATTTTAATTCACTTAATCTAGCTTCTTCATATCCTAATTTAGCTATTTCTTTAGAGATTTCAATTTCAGCAGAAATATCACCAGCTTCTCTAGCTAAACCTAGCTTAGATTTTGCTGCTTCTAATGCTGCTACAATTTTAGCTTCTCTATCTTTAACTGAAGTAGTTTCAAGTGCACTAAACTTCTTAGACATGTTTTCTTTTTCAAATTTAACAATCTGAGCATAACGAAGAGCTTCTTCTTTTTGTCTCTCAGCTTCACGCCATTTCTTAGTTAGTTTAGCAATTCTTCTTTGTACACCTTCACTGTATTCTTCAGCTTCTTTCTCAATTTCTTTCGTGTCTTCTTTTTTGGCCTCAACAGTTTTTTCCTCTTTAACAGATTCTTCAACTTTGATTGGCTCTTCTTTCTCTGCAGAAGCTACTGCTTCTGTATTTTCTTTAGATTCCAATTCAACATCAGCACCTTCTACTTCGCCTACGTCTACCATCGGATCCTTTTTCTTATCTTCTACTGGCATAGTTTCTCCTATGTTTAAATATGATGAAGAACGTCTTCAGGATTTTTAATTGTCCCTAAAACTTCATCATCGTTTAAAAGACGAACTTCTCCGCCTTCTATTGGTAATCTTGATCCCGCATAACGAGCAAAGATAACCCAATCCCCTTTTTTACACCATGGACCTTTTGGATAACGTTCTTTATCGTGATACGCTAATGGTCCAATTTTAAGAACATAACCACAATTTGTAGCTATTCTTAATTTGTCTAATGATTCTTGTGATATAATAATTCCACCTTTAGTTTTATCTTTAGGTGTGAATGGTAATACTAATAGTCTCCATCCTGATGGTTCTGGTAAACTATCAATTAATGTTTCAGTGATATTTTCAGCTCTTACTGTTTTATCTACTGTGTTTTTATTTTCTTCTTTATATTTTTCTTCTAAACCTAATACTGTTTTAGGTACTTCAGTCGAGTTTGATAACGTTTCCTTGTTCATTTTGTACTAGCTCCTTGTTGTTTAGCAGGTTAGAGATTTCCTGTAATATATATTCGTATGTACGAATTTGACCTAAGATATACTTGTAATCTTCCATACTGTCAACACCACCTGATGTTACAATACTAGTTAAATTACTAAGCTGATCTTTCATAAAACGTTGTAGTTTATATGCTATATTTATATCTTCCATATCTTTCCTGTTGTTTTGTTATATTAACAATTCCACTTTCTTAGGGACTTATTAATTCTTGAATCTGGATCTCTTGCAGTTTTAGCTGAAGTTAATTTAGCCTTCATCCCTTTCATTCTGCTACAGAATGATTTTCTTCTATTAGCAGATTTAGAACCTGGTTTTAATTTAGAAGGTTTAGTTGTAACAGCCATAGATAATTTAGAACCTGGATTTGCACGTCTATATGATGCAATACCTTTTTTATTTAATCCACCGGATTCTGATTTACCTTCTTTTCTTTGCCAAGCAGGTGTTGCTTTACCACCATCTGCTCTTTGAATTCTAGCTATTCCGCAACCTCTATTTTGAATACCAAGTCCAGCCATTACTTTTTCTTTTTAGGAAAACCAGCTTTCATATTTGCATATGCTTTTTTAGAAATAGTAGATTCAGATTTAGGTCTACTTATACCTAATTTTTTTCTACGATTTATATTTGCCCAAAGACCTGGTTTAGCAGAACCACCTTTTTTAAATACGCCTCTACCTTTTAAAACATCGGCTCTAGTAACTTTACCATCACCAGTTAAATCAGGAAAAGAACCGTCTTTAAAACCAGCTCTAGCAATACCTGAACCTCTTTTTTGTATTCCAATTCCAGCCATTATTTTTTCTTTGACTTTCCTGCTTCTGAAAGAGCAATTGCAATAGCTTGTTTTCTAGATTTTACTACTGGTCCTTTTTTGCTACCAGAACGTAATTTTCCAGTTTTGAACTCATGCATTACTTTTTCAACTTTGCCACCTTTGGCTTTTTGAATTCTAGCAATACCTGTTCCTCTAGTTTGAATACCTAGACCAGACATTATTTTTTCTTTTTAGCTTTGCCGCCTTTTTTCATGTACTCGGCAGTTTCTTCTTTAGCATAAGCTTCTGGAGATTTTTTTCCAGATTTAATAGCTTTAGCTTGTTTAGCTAAACTTTTTAATTCTTCACCTTTATGCTTTTCAGCTTTTTCTTTTTTTACAAAAGCTTTAGGAGAAGTTTTTCCAGACTTAACTGATTTTGCTTCTGCTAATTCTTCACCATAAGTTTCTTTTCCGCCAAAAGCTTTTCCACCTTTAGCTAAAGCAACTCCCATTCCTCTTTGAGCAATTCCGCCGCCTCTAAGTGCAGCTCCCATTCCTCTAAGTGCAATACCGCCGCCTCTGAATGCTGGTCTTGGTCTTTGTTTAAAATCGTTTCTCATGTTTACTCCTTGTTATTTTTATTAGCCATCGTTCGTGCGATAGATTCACCAGATCGTCCCACTACATATCCACCAAGTCCAATTTGTAACAATGTCCAAACATCGCCTGGTAATTCAAATGTAATAACCGTTCCTAACATTAATCTTATAACAGGTCCAATAATATAATTCCAGACTAAAATGAAGATTAATACGTACATTAAAAGTGGCCTCCAACTTGCTGAAAACCAGCCTGCTTTAGCTTCTGCTTCAACGATAGATGCTGCCGCTTTTAATTCTTCTGTACTAGATTGTAGTAATTGTTGATTAAGTTGAGCTTTTAATTTTTCTTGTAAATCTTTATCTGGGACTGATTTTTCAATGGTACTGAAAAGAATTTTGGCTAGTGGTGCAATAGCTCCAAGCATTGGAAGCATATTAGTACCATTCAGCTTTAGATTTCTTATCTGGTAACATTCTGCTCTGACCTTTTACTTGTACGCTTTGTGTTTCATCTTTGCTAGTCATCTCAACATCGATTCCACCTTTTAAATAACCGTCAGAATTTAAGAATTTACTATGGTCTCCTACTTGAGTACCGTAAACTCCTTGTGATTTATCTTTTTTATTTTTCATAGCCATAATATACCTTAATTTTTAAATTTTTCACTATCTTTTTTTAGTTTAGCAGCCAAAAGAGTCTTTTCTATTGAAGTATTAGCTCTCATCTTAGCTAAATCTTCATTTTGCTGTAGTTTTTCGTCTTGAGTAGACTGATTCATCATTGCTTTCATCTTATCAAGATTAATTCTGTCCTTACTTTCTTGTTCTTTTCTAGCATTTTCTTGTGCTTTAAGGTCTAACTCTCTAGATCTAAGCATTGCAATTGGATCATTTCCAAATTGTGATGAAATTTGTTGTTCTTCTTTTAAAAATTCTTCCATAGCATCAGAAATTAATTGTGCTTTTCTAGCTTCAATTCTTTCTTGAAGCATTTTAGCTTGAATTTGCATTTGTTGTAATGCTTGTGGATTCTGTTGACCACCCATTTGTTGCATTTGTTGATTCATCATTTGTAATTGTTGAATTTCATTTCTAAACTCAACTTCACTTTGCTCTTGAGCCATAATTGAAATGTGTTCAAATATATTTTTCTCTAATGCAGCCATAACAACTGGAGAATTCTTTGCCATATTTGTTGCCATAAAACTTATATGTGAAGTTATATGTGCTCTATGATCTTGTCCGGGAAATGCTTGAAATGGTTTCCCTGCAAGAGCATCAATGTGTTCTAATGCAGGGTCCTTTGGTTGTGGGGGTTGAGGTCGTACAAGTATTTTATCAATATCTTTTACTCCTAATGCTTCATACATATTTCTGTAAACTTCATATGTATTATGAATACCAGGATTAGATGCAGCAAGTTGCATTTCTGTTTGTGCTAAAGATATTCTTTGTGTTTGTGAAAATATATTTGGATCAGCAACTGGAATGATATCTACTTTATCATCAAAGTCTGCTTGTTTAATTTGTCTTTGTCCACCTACAACATCGTATGGATATTCTGGTGGTAAATTATTTTTAAATTGTGTTGCTAGTAAACTAAATTCTTGTTTTAAAGCCGCATAAATTCTTTTATGAATTGCGGACATTGTTCTACTGCCTCTTTCCAGCAAGGCTACGGTCGTACCCACTGCGGCTTGCTGATTCCCATCTCCCACTTGCATGTCAGCAATAGATGCAAAGCGCTGACCTGC